TTCTATTACCATTAAACTACCTCTCACCAAGGAAGGTCTGATCGCTTGTCGTGACCTTGCTATGGGTGGTATCAAGACTAATGTCACTCTATGTTTCAGTGCTGCTCAGGCAGTAATGGCAGCAAAAGCAGGTGCTACATATATCTCACCTTTTGTTGGACGCATGAATGACAACTCTTTCAGTGGTGTTGAATTAGTTCGTGCTATCAGCGGACTCTATACTCAACATCGCGTAGAAACTCAAGTGCTTGCTGCCAGTTTGAGAGATGTCCATCATGTGTCTCGCTGCCTCTTGTATGGTGCTAATGTAGTCACGTTACCACCAGCAGTGTTTGACAAAATGTACAATCACGTATTGACAGACGCTGGTCTAGCAATTTTTGAAAAAGATTTTAAAGAGATTAATGGTTGAAGTTACAGTAGAAGATTTTGAGAAAGACTTTGATTCGTATTTGGATCGTATTGAAGCAGGTGAAACATTCATCATTCGACAACCAGATGGTCGTGGCGTAGTTGCCTGTCCTGCTGGTGATCTTGAAGCAATTGCTGATGAGGTTGGTGTTGATGATTGGCAAGAATTAATGACTACCCACGATGATGCATCATGATTGAATCAATACTAAAAAACGAACTCTACATGGGTTACATCTTTGGTATTATGATCCTTGGAGGTTTTATCCGAGAGTATCATGCTTTGGAAGATGTGTATTCTCTTGCTAAAAGATACATTAAAGACAACAGAATACTGATTATGATTACTTCCCTCTTGGGTGGTATTCTACCTATCCCTGGACGTGTTGCTCTTTCTGCACCACTCCTTGATGCCATCGCACCGCCTGATAAAAAGAAGCGTTCTGCTTTCGGTGTGATTGATTACCTATCTACCCACCATTACTATTGGTGGTCTCCTCTGGAGAAAACTGTTGTCCTTCCGATGGCAGTTCTAGGTGTCTCATACTCAGCATGGTTGGGTATGGTTGCTGTTCCTCTGATTATCACTGTGGGATACACATGGTGGTATATCTTTAGTAAGGTTGATCCTAATAATCTGGATGTCCTTCAGAATGTTCGTGAGTTTAACTGGCGTCGTGCTCTTAGAGGTTGGGCACCTTTGATTGCTACAGTTATTCTATTGTTGAATACTGGTAAGTCAGGAGCAATCTTTTTCTTCCCCTGGTTTGGTGCGATGTGTGCTTACTACAGCATCATCTATAAGGACTGGAAGTGGGGACGTTGGATTGACGCTAAGTTTGCTATTATTGCTACTGTTGTCCTTGCCTTTAGTGGTATCGTTGGACAACTTAACGGACCTGTCAAGGAATACTTGGCAAACGCTCCTGCTGATGCTATACTACCAGCATCCCTGGTGGCAGCAGTCGCTGCTTTCATCATGGGTTCTTCTGGTAAGTATGCTGGCATGGCATCTATCCTTATTAAGGTCTTCGGTCCTCAATATCTGGTGTGGTTCCTTGCTACTGAGTATGCTGGTTACCTCTTGTCACCAGCACACAAATGCCTTATGATAGGTCAGCAATACTTCGGCACCCCAATCCGTAAATACTACAAGGTCATTGGCGGATTGTGTGCTATACTGATTGCATACGCAGGTCTCACTACCTTTCTTCTATGATTAAACCAACTGTCATCCTTGAACGCTCACCTTATCGTTATGTTCAGTGTGGTCTCTTAGAGATCAATGGTATGCCAGATTACCGTATTCAAAAGTTCAATGAATGGACCAAGCGTTATACTGACATGTATTTGCTTGACAACCAGATGCAACTGGATACTTGTCTTGAAGATCCAGAATATACCAAGTGGTTAGACCCAGACCCTGAAGTGGGTGCTTATCGTAAATACAACTGAGGTTATTATGTCTGAAGAAATTCGTTCCGATATTGATTTTGTTCGTGATGTGCTGATTGATGCACTTGATGAACATCGTGATGAACTGGTTGGTGATCTTTTTGATCTCTATAATCGTGTTCGTGAGCGTGAGAATACTCCTGCTCCTGACCCATTTGCTGGTCTTGGTAACATCAATATTTCAACTACTGAAACTGCTGATGGAACCATGTATAACTTTGCTGCTGCTGGTGGAGATGTTGCTATTGGTAACACTGAAGGTCGAGACGTTATCTCTTTCTCTTGATAATACGTCTCGGGATGACGCTAAAAGCGCCCTGGTCGGGATGGGTCATCGACCCCTCGGGTTTCTTGCTTCCTAAAAGTAAGTGGTGCGGATGGGATAACTCCCGCCTGGTTTCTTACTTCCAGTCAAAAAGTAAGTGGTGGATCCAAATGACCCCTTCCGTGTGGTTGTTTTCCTGTTTTGCAACTAAAATAATAAAACAGGTGGCGAGCCTAGGGAGGGTTAACATCCTCCCACCCTGCGAGTGTGGTGTAGCGGTAACATCCCATCCTTCCAAGTTGGTGTCACGGGTTCGATCCCCGTCACTCGCTCTTTATAAATACTTCTAGCTTAGAGAATCTGTCTCCTGGACTAGAAGTATGTCAAAAATTCTTGCGAACCAAATCGCTAATTATGGGGATAATTCTCCCATTGAAATAAAAGAAGGATTGAATATTCCTATTGGAAAACCACTGCAAGCAGCAGGTGAATCTGGTTCTAGCGGACAGCTTCTATCTTCGACAGGATCATCGGTTGAATGGGTTTCAGCATTTGATGGTAATTACAATTCTCTAACTGATAAACCTTCAATTCCTGCTGCTCAAGTTCAGTCTGATTGGAATGCTGTAGGAACTGTTGCAGAAATTCTTAACAAACCAGTCATTCCAGCGCAACCTAGTGTAGTTCTTGCTGCTGCTGGCAATTCAACACTAACATATAATTCTTCTAACGGAGAATTTACATATACTCCACCAGATTTATCTGGATACGCTACTACAGCGAATATAGCAAACGCTGCTAACTGGGACACAGCATATGGTTGGGGAGACCATGCTGCTGCTGGATATGTAACAGAAGAAGTAGACACTTTAGACACTGTAACTGGCAGAGGTGCTAGTACGACTACTGGAATAACTCTTAGTACAAGTAATCTTATTTTAGATTCTGCTAGTGATCAACGTATTCAGCACAATGTTTCTGGTACAGAAACATCTAAGATAATTTTTAGAAGTTCTGGTTCTGTAGATTACTATGCCTCAAATGGTATGAGTTTCTATGCTACCAGTAATGCATCTCCTATCAATAGAAGATTGACATTATTAACTTCTGGTGGCGTAAGTGTTGAATATCAAAATAGCACAAAACTTGAAACCACTTCTGCTGGTGTAACTATTACTGGTGATTTATCTGTAAGTGGAACAACAGATTTAGATATTGAAGATCTAAACAATGTTGATATCACTGGTGGTCTTTCAGATCAACAAGTTCTCAAGTGGGATTCTGCTTCATCATCTTGGAAGCCTGCTAATGACTTAGTTGGTGGTGCTCAGGGGGTTGCTCTAACAGATCTTTCTGTTACTACAGCACCTGCTGGTTCAACAGCACTATCATACAATAATACAAACGGTGTCTTTACTTTTACACCACCAGATCTATCTGATTATGATACGGCATTTGGGTGGGGTGATCACGCACAAGCAGGGTATCTAACAACAGAAACTGACCCTGTGTTCGCAGCATCTCCTGCTGCTAATGTCACGCTGTCAAAAATCAATCAGTGGGACACTGCTTATGGTTGGGGCAATCATGCTAATGGTGGTTATCTAGTTGCTACAGCACAAGATAAGACAAATTGGAATACAGCATTTGGATGGAGTGACCATGCACAGGCAGGTTACCTAACAGCAGAAGCAGATACTCTTGCTACTGTATTAGGAAGAGGAAATACTACAACTCTTGATATTACAACTACAGGCAAGATATACTACTCCAACAACTTTGCTGATCTGACAGCATTGAATGCTGTAAATGCATCTACTTATCATGGTATGTTTGCTCATGTTCATGCCGAAGGTCACGGATACTTCGCACATGCTGCCACATGGACACAACTACTAGACACTGGTTCTTCTCTTTCCGAACTTGCTGACGTTACTACTACTACTCCTAATACAAATGATGTATTAACTTGGGATGGATCTAACTGGGGTCCAGCAGCAGGTGGTGGAGGTGGTGGTGCCAACGTAACCATCTCTGACACTGCTCCTGGTTCTGCTACTGTGGGTGATCTATGGTGGGAAAGTGATAAGGGACGCCTAAAGATTTATTATAATGATACTGATAGCACACAGTGGGTTGATGCATCACCACCACTACAGCAAGACAAGATTGCTACTTCATCTGCTCCTGCTACTGCTACATCAACAGGAACAGCAGGAGAAATTAGATATGACGCTGATTATGTTTATATTTGTGTTGCTACAAATACTTGGAAGAGATCAGCACTTACTACTTGGTAAAAATAAATAACATGGAAGGAGCATAATAAAAATGGCAATTAATTTTCCCTCAACAGCGGGACAACCAACTGATGGAACTTTTACATATGTAGCAGCGGGTATTACTTACTCATGGAATGGTGAAAGTTGGAGTGCCGCTGGTAGTGGTGCTACTGCTACTGACCTAACAGTTTTTAGTGCTACTAATGATTCTGCTTCTGGTGGAGGATCACTGGCATATAACAGTAATACTGGTGATTTCACTTTCACTCCTCCCGATCTTGGTGGTTATCTAACATCTGTTGGTGTTATCAATAATCACACTGATGTCAACATCACAAATATTACTGATGAGCAACTACTAAGATACAGCACTTTCTCTGGTGATTGGGAGAATTGGACGCCAAACTATTTGACAGCAGAAACCGATCCTGTATTTGCTGCTTCTGATGCTGCTGCTGTAACTGCTGCTAAGATTTCTAACTGGGACACAGCATATGGATGGGGCAATCATGCCTCTGCTGGATATCTAACTGCCTTACCATCTAGAACGACATCACAAATAACAGCTTCTGCACTTGTAGATGGTGGTGCTGCTAACTTATCAATTACGACTCCTAAGACATATGCACTGTTGAGCATTGAAACATCACATGCTGCATGGGTAACTCTTTACAGTGATACTGCGAGTAGAACTGCTGATGCCTCTAGAGCAGAAACCACTGATCCCACTCCTGGTTCTGGTGTCCTTTCTGAGGTTATCACTACTGCAGCAAAAACGCAGTTAATTACACCTGGAACTATTTGTTTTAATTCTGCTGCAACAGGAACAACTTATGTTAAAATTGTAAATAAGAGTGGTTCTACTGCTAACGTTCAAGTAACATTGACATACGTTAAACTAGAGGACTGATATGGATAAAGAATATATCGTAACGCTTTACAGGAAAGAAGACCTGGAGCAGTTTTATAATGAAATGAAGCTCACCAACTTCCCTCTGGTATTGAAGCGTCCTCTCAGTAGGAACACACACTACATGATGACTGAGGAACAAGCAAAGAGACTGCGCCAAGATCCTAGAGTGTGGGGAGTTGAAGCAGTAGATAGTTTTCATATCAAAAGACAAGTAATCAATAACCAAGAATATACTATCTCTGGTAATTTTTGGAAGGATGCTCCTGGATCTTCTACAATCAATCCCAACCTAAGACAGTGGGGTCAGCTTCATTGTGCTGGTGATCAGGCACAGAGAAGAAAGGGAATCTGGGGTGATGGATCAAATCCAGTAACAGAAATTGTAAATGATACAGTGGAAGTATTCAATAATGGCAGACATGTAGATATTGTCATTGTAGATGACCCTGTATCATGGGATAGTCAGGAGTGGTATAGTCAATCATCACCAGGAAATTCTAGATTTGTTCAGTATCAATGGTTCAATGAATTAAACACTGCTGTTGGATCTATTGATGATGATGGTGAGACACTTCCAACAGGAACAATTACTTATCTTGATAACCGCAACACACCACAATATCATGGTATCCATGTAACTGGAACTGCAGCAGGTCAGTATTATGGATGGGCGACTGAAGCAAACATCTATAATATGGCAGTCACAGATACGTGGGTCAGCGGTCAATCAATGTCTGCTCTCCTTATCTTTGATTATTTGAGAGCATTTCATTTAAATAAAGCAGTCAACCCAGAGACGGGGATAAAAAATCCTACCATTACTAATCATAGTTATGGTGGCATTCACTACATGCCAGATAAAGGAACTGATGGTGAAGGTAATACTATTTACAGATTGGATTTTCCTGATCTACTTGCTGTGCATTTTCGTGGAGTTACATATGATCCTAATAATCCTGGACCTTCTGGTTGGACTGAAGCTGGAATAGAATTCGATTTTGGTGTAAGATTTGGTGTTGAAAGTTATCCAGCATATAGTTCTTCTGTTGCTGCTGATGTTCAGGATGCGATTGATGATGGTGTTGTAATTATTGGTGCTGCTGGTAATGATAACTTATTGATGGCAGAAGTTGGTGATGCTGATTACAATAATTACCTTACCATTTTTAAAGATAGTGAGAATTTCACTTTCTATTATAATAGAGGTGCTTGGCCTAATACTCCCGACAGTGGTTCTATTAACGTAGGTGCTTTATCTGACACTGCCGACTTCAGAAGATCTACTTATACTATGTTCGGACCTTCTGTTGATGTCTTTGCTCCTGGTGATCAAATTCTCTCCTCATATGGAAACACTGGATTTGTTGATACCAAGTATGGTGGTGGACATGATTATTACTATCCTATCCAAGGAACCAGCATGGCATCACCGCAGGTTTGTGGTGTGATTGCTTGTCTTGCTACAGGAAAGGAAAGATTTACACAAGCAGATGCTTTGGGGTACTTAAATCAGTTTAGTATTTACGGTGATATGACTTTTGATACTGCTGGTGGTGGATTTACTGACAATAGTTGCCGTCTAGGAAGTCCTAATAAGTATCTTCGCATTGAAAATCCAAGACCTGTTAGTGGATTTATTCAACCACAAAAAGGAAATAGAACTACAGGAGTTACATTTCCTAGATTTTCTACATTAAACTCTTCCGCTCCAACATCAGCGGCAACTACATTCTCAATCAATGTTACAAACAGTGGTTCAAGTCATTATGTATTCAATGGTGATGATAGATCCACTACTCATGCTGACGCACAGGACGCAACAATTAATGTAAATGCAGGTGACACATTGAGTTTTACTGTAAATGCATCTGGACACCCATTCTATATTAAGACATCTGTTACTACTGGAACAGGTAATCAAGTTACCACAGGAATAATAACTAACAACGGTGCATCAATTGGTACAGTTACATGGGACACTAATGGTGTAACGCCAGGAACCTACTATTACAATTGTCAGTTTCATTCTGGTATGCATGGACAGATCATTGTTTCGTAGGGGCATAAATAATCCAGAGCACTAGTATCCATTGGAAAAATAAATGGCTGATCGTTTTCCACTTATTGTCAATGCTATTTCAAAGAAGATTGAAGAAATTGTAGCGGGTGACAATTTAGAATTGACTGGTAATGGAATTATTATCAGTGGAGATAGTGGTGCTGGTAAGTATTTAAGTAGTGATGGATCTACAGTTTTTTGGGATAGTCCTGGTGATGTTTATTTAACACAGACACAGACACTTACTAATAAGACATTAGAAAATAGTGTCATTTCTGGTAGTGTTAATAATATTACAAACGTTCCAAACAGTGCTCTATCAAACTCATCAATCACTGTTAATGGAAATCTAGTTTCTCTTGGTGGTAGTGTAGTAACACCAAATGATAATACGACTTATTCTATTAGTGCTGCTGACGGCATTGCTGCCACTCAAAAAATCTTTAGACTAACTGATAGTGGTGGAACAACAGATGATATCATCCTTTCTGTAGGATCACCCACAACAATTCCTAATGGATCTAATGCTCTTTCTTTAGAACTTGATAGAATCGGTGATACAGTTACTATATCTGGAACTGTTGTAGATAATAATACAGTCACAACTTTACAGTCTGCTGTTGGTGGTTCTGCTGTAAGTGGTGCGGTAACTATTGCTGCTGGAAACTTTACAACTGTTGCACAGAACGGAGCAACGATTATTATCTCTGGTCAGGACACTGATACAATCACTAGATTGAGAGCAACTAATGGGCAGACATATTCTGACGGAGACTTTACTTTCCTTGCTGGTGGAGCAACTAGTGTTGTGCAGGGAGTAGATGGCAATAGCGATCCTACGATTACTTATAGTTCTACTGATACAGTAACTAGACTTCGTGGTGGTATTACAGGAACATTTGTTCCTGCGACAACTGCTGGTGCTGATATTACTTTGGTCGGTGGATCATCAGGAAATACTACAGTATCTCAATCAGGAACTACAATTACTATTGACAGCACAGATACTAATACTGTAACACAAGTTGCAGCAAACTCGGAAGTTCTTGCTTCTGGTGACTTTAGATTGCTGGCATCTGGTGCTACATCGCTTACCACATCGACCACTAATGGTGTTAAGGAGATTACTATTAGTTCTGTTAATTCTGATACAGGTGCTCTAACTACAGCATCTGGTGGTATTCAGAAATCTGCTAATGAGTTTACTCTCAAGAATAATACCAACTTTACTGGTAATACAGTTTTAAAATGGGACTCTGGTAACGCACAGTTAGCAAACAGCATTATCAATGACGATGGATCTACCATTACGATTGGTGGTGATTTGGTTGTAGAGGGAACTCAAACCACCTTGAATACTACTACTCTTGTAGTAGAAGATAATATTATTGAACTCAGAAAAGGAACTAGCATCACTGCTGCTGATGGTGGTATTCAAGTTAACCTCACTACTGATGCTGCTGATAATGTTGTAAGTTATAGACAACTACAATGGTATAACGCTGGTGGATACTGGAGAGCATGGGATGGTTCTGTTGAGAAGAGACTTGTAACAGAAAATGAAATACAAGTTCTTACTAATAAGACTCTTACTTCACCAACATTAACCGCTCCTGTTATTGGTGCTGCTACAGCAACATCTATTAATGGTCTAGCAATTACCAGTACAGCATCCGCGACTCTTGACATTGCTTCTTCTAAGACTCTAGATGTAAATAGAGATCTTGTTCTTACATCCGATAACAACTCTGCTTCTATTACAGTTAATTTTAGAAGTGGTGGTAACGTAGCATACACTGCAGACACTCTTGCTACATTTGCTTCTACTACATCGACCCAGTTACGTGGTCTAATTACTGACACCACAGGAACTAATAGATTAGTCTTCCAAACCAGTCCAACAATTCTAACCAGTATTATTACAACATCTAGCGGATTTGCTCTTCTAAATTCTGGCGCTACATCTATCAATGCTTTTGGTGGTGCTACCCAAGTTAATATTGGTGCCGCTGGTGGTACTACTACTATCAATCAAAACCTAGTTGTTAATGAAGATCTAACAGTTGGATCTACAATCAGTGATACTATTACATTCAATGGAATTGTTAACTCTGAGAACGCAGATATCCTCATTCGTGGAAGTGGTGCTGATCCAATGCGTGTCGGACGTGGTGTTGGAGCAGTACAAAGCAATACGGCTCTGGGATGTAGAGCAATCAACTCAGTATCATCTGGATCACAGAACACTGCGGTTGGATTTGAAGCATTGTTTGCTACCAATTCAGGTGCTTCTAACACTGCTATCGGTAACAGAGCACTGAGAGCAAATGGAATTGGTTCGAACAACGTTGCCATTGGTCGTGATGCTTTACTAGTAAATCTTTCTGGCAATAAGAACATCGCTATTGGTAACAATGCGATGGAAAGCATGAGCACTGGTGAAGCGAACGTATGTATCGGTCACTATGCTGGTTACGGTATCACTGGTACTGGTAATGTTCTCATCGGTCCTTCTGATAATGAGAACTCAACTGACGCAACTTATGTACCACCTAATATTGGTGGAGATAGGCAGTTAGTTATTGGTTCTGGTACTGAGGCATGGATTCGTGGTGATGCTAACTTTGATATTGATATTGGCAATAACCTCAACGTTGGTGCTAACCTAACAGTAGCAGGTCAGTTGGTTGTCAATGGTACTGTCACTTCAATCAACTCAAACATTGTTGAGGTTGATGATAAAGAAATTGAACTAGCATCTGTTAGTGGTGCTACATTCCAAGCACAGACAACTGATAACTCTGCTACTATCTCTGGCGTAACACCTACTGCTGGTTTAATTCCTGGAATGGAAGTTAACTCTCAGACAGGTGGTATTAGTGTTCCTCCTGGTACAGTTATTTCTACGATTACTGGAAACAGCATTGATCTATCTAACGTTGTAACTGGTAGTGGTACATGTACATTTACATCTCCTGGTGCTACAGATCTGACAGCAGATCAAGGTGGTATCCGCGTCAAGGGAACTACAGATAAGAGACTATTTTATGATCACTCTAGAACTGATAAGTATTGGGTGATGACTGAGAACCTTGAACTGAACTTCGGCAAGAAGTTTGTGATTGGTAACCAGCTAATCATTGATAGAACAACAATTGGTTCTACAGTCGTCAATTCTTCACTAACATCTGTTGGTACATTGACTGGACTGGATGTTGATGGTGCTATTACTCTTGGTGGTGTCATTACTGAAAAGACATTTAATTCTTTCGGAACTACACTAACACCTTCTGCTAACATACTTACGATTAGTCTTGCTGGTGCTAATACAGTTCTTGGAACACCAACTACAACAGCAATTAATGAATGGGCATTCACTGATACTAACTTGATTAATGGTCAATCTATGACAGTTACTCTCATTTTAACTGCTAACACTGCTGCTACATATGGTGACGCATGTAGTGTTGATGGCAATGCTATATCAAATGGTGTGGAATGGTCAGGTGGTTCTCCGCCAACTGCTACATCAAATACTGATATTCTTACCTTTGTTATCGTTCGAGATAGTGGCGGCGTCACTAGAGTATTCGGACAAGGCAACACAGACTTTAGCTGAGGATAGATAAATGCCAGTAGGATTTAGTAGTCCCGCCAGAAACCTTTTCCTGTTAGGTTCTACTGGCGCACAAGTTGTATCAAACTTCTTTGAGTCGGTCAGTAAAGCATCGACTACTGATGGTGTATTCATCCCTGACGAAATCAGATATATTGATATTAATAAAAAGTATGCTCTTGCTGGATCAGCAGCAGACAGTAACTCAAAAGGATTTGGTTGGTTAGAGAGACAAGATTATGACTTAGAAACTGGAAATCTTACTACAGATTATTCAGTTAGGATTGAATCGCCCCAAGCAGGTGTCACTACAACTCTACGTGCTATGGAGTTGGATAGTAATAACAATTTAATTGTAGCTGGATTTACTGGAACTGTTCCTTGGATTGCTAAGTATTCTAATGACGGTGTGCTTGATTGGCAATCAACAACTAATTCAGCAAACGTTCGTTATCTAGGTGTTACATCTGATAGCAGTGGAAATTACTATGCTTGTGGTAGAACATCTTTAACTGCTGCTGACACTCAAGCATTTGTAGAGAAGTTTGATTCTAATGGTAACCCTGGATGGGGCAAGCAAGCATTTATGTTGGGTAGAGATGTTGTGCTAGAAAAAATCTCTGTTAATGAGAGGGGTGAGGTAGTTGCTGTTGGATTCTTGGAAGATGATAGTGCTGACAAAGGATACATCGTCAAGATTGATACTGCTACAGGTGAAGTTCTATGGGACAGAACACTAGAGAGGAACATATCTGGTTATGGTGGTGGGTTTAGTCCAGATGACATCGCCCCCGCAAATGTAAAATGTACTGCTTGTTATATTGATAGTCTAGATCAAATCTATGTTGTCGGAACCATTGATGGTAACTCTCCTGTTGATAATGGTGTAGGTGAATTCCTTATCAAGTATAGTCCCGAAGGAAATATTATTTGGCAGAGAGAAAGAGATACAAACCATTATACCATTCTAGATGGTGCCCCCAACACTGTTCCATTTGATGTCAAGTCTGATGGTGAGACAGAGCAAACAGTTGTTTTATCTGTAGAAGACTATGGATCTTTTGCTCTATTCGATGCTGATATTTTTATATCTAAGTATTCTAAGAATGGTGACTTAGTTTTTAGAAGAAAGATTAGTAAAGGTAACGACAATCTAGGTGCTGCTTGTCTAGATGCTGATCCATCATTCTACTACATCATGTTTAGAGATCAGAGAGTTGATGCTCTAGCAGGAGAACCAGACAGATATACTTTCGGTAAGGTAAGCACATCTGGTAATGGTCTTGGTGATTTTGAGTATAATGATGGTACGGCAACACTCATTGACTACACTGCTGTTGTTTCTGTAGATGGTAGCCCGCCCCCAGAGAATAAGATTGGTAGACTATCTGATGGTTCTGTGACTAACAGTGTCAGTGATCTAATGACCTATCCATTCAATGCCAACAAACTACTCTTTGATGACCTTGCTACTCAGGTATCTAACAAGAAGCGTCAGATGGATAGTGCTGATAGCTTTGAGTATAGTGGTAGTCCTGCTATTAGACCTGCTGACTTCCAAGAAATGAACCTGCTGGGTGATAAAATCCGTATTGAAGAAACTGTTTCGGGCGGATCAGGAAACGTTCTAGTTTCTGATGAAGTCAATATCACTGCTTCCGATCCTGCAGCTGGTGGTGGTGATAAATTTGGATTCTCAGTAGCAGTAGGATCTGGTAGAATTGTTGTTGGTGCTACTGGTATTGCATCTAACGATGGTGCAGCATACATCTTTGACCTTGATGGAAATCAATTGACCAAAATAACTACTTCTGGTACTGCTGGTACTGATTATTTTGGAGACTCAGTATCAGTAGGATCTGGTAAAATTGTTGTTGGTGGGAAGTATATTGGTGCAGCGTATGTCTATGACTTAGATGGAACTAATGAAGTTGAGATTACTGTTTCTGATGCTGGTAGTGCTGATAATTTTGGAGACTCAGTTGCAGTAGGATCTAGTAAAATCGTTGTTGGTTGTCCTCGTGATGATGATAATGGAAATGAATCTGGTGCAGCATACGTTTTTAATCTAGATGGCAGTGGTGAAGTCAAGATCACTGCTTCTAATGGTGATGCTGGTGATGAATTTGGATTCTCAGTTGCTGTAGGAAGTGGTGTGGTTGTTGTTGGATCTAGTCTAGATGATACTAGTAATGGAACAGAATCTGGATCAGCATACATTTACCCCTTAGATGTCACTAAAACGACCACTACCACATTATGGGAAGATGAATCTGGTAAAGGTAATGATGGTACTGCAGATGTTCAAATTCTCGTTGAAGATGAGACAGAAGCATATACTGCACAAAATGGTCCCACCCACAACGCCGCTGGATACTGGGAGTTTGATGGAGTGAATGATTATATTACCTTGCCAAAGACAACCGCTTTAGCAAATTGGTATGCTGGTCCATATTCTATTGAGATGTGGTTTAGAGCAGATAATTTAAATCTAAATTCTAATAACAAAGGACCACTTATTGGACTATCTGATGTTGATAGTAATGGAGAATGGTGGAGCCTTGGGTGGAATAATAGTAATGTTTTTAATTTTTATTATTGGAATGGATCTCAGCAAAATGTTGCTGGTTCTACTACATTATCAACTGCTACTTGGTATCATGCTGTATTCACACATGATAGCGGAACCACAACCTTATATCTTAATGGATCACAAGATGGGACTGTTTCTGTTGTAGGAACACCTCAATTCGATCTCGGATCTCAGTTTGATCTTACTGTTGGAGTATCTGCTAATGGATATCATGATGGACGTGTTGGTGAAGTTCGTATCTATCCAAGAGCTCTAAAAGCAACACAAGTCTTCCAAAACTACAACTCTACCAAGTCCAAGTATATCAACGAAGCACCTGACACAGCACCTAAGATTGGTCCTGGTATTGTATATGATAGCAACCTGCTTCTGAACTATGACTTTGGAAACAGAGCAACTTATGATCGTGTTGAGAATTTATATACTGGTAGTGATGATCTAAAGGATTGGGTTTTAGGCACTAACGATCCTTCCATTACAAGAAACTTGGACGTAGTATCTCCACATGGCACAACAGATGCTGTATTAGTTGAAAATAATGGAGTGCGTGCTCCTGGAAACTCCACGAGTATAGGACCAAGAGACAAGTATAATTTTGAAAATGGTAAAACTTATACTTTTAGTGGTCATTTTAAATTGCCAGAAGGAGTTACTTCAGAATCTCCCGTAAATGATCAACTAGCGAGGATAGCGTTATATGATTCTCAATTTGTGTGGTCTGGTGCTGGCGGAACAATAACTGGTGTTACTATGAGGTTCAATTTGATTACTGGAGAGGTAAATCCCCTCAATAATGCTTACAGGAGAAGTCCATCAATAGATTATGGGATGTCTTATGCTGGCAATGGATGGTGGAGATGCTGGATAACAGAACTTTGTATTTCAAATCATAGTTCTAGACACATGCCAATTAGAGTAGTGTACAATAACAACAGCGGTTTTCTTGTTTGGGGTTTTCAATTAAATGAAGGTGGTATTAGCAGATATGTTAGATCATATGAAAATCCAATAACAGCACCAACCACAGTCAAGAACCTCTCAAGTAGTTCTATTGACGGCACAATCAACGGAGCTACATTTGATAGTTCTGGGTACTTTGAGTTCGATGGTGTGAATAATTATATTGATCTGGGATCAAATGCTACTCTCCAAGCAATTGGAAGTAATGCTACTATTGAATGTTGGTTTAAAGCAACTGCCGATGCCTTTAATATTATGGTTGGATGGGGAGAGGATGGACAGAATTTCTATTCAAACTTCGGTGTTGGAAATTGGTTTAGTGGTCAACCTGATGAATCTATTTGGGTGGGATATAACAACGGTTCTAACACACTTTTTTATGAAGCTGGCGGTCATTCAAAATATAATGATAACAATTGGCATCATGCTGTAGCTACTATTGGACCAAACAATCATAGAATATATGTTGATGGTTCTCAGGTGACTACTGTATTCCAAAGTGGTGCTGATACTGATTCTGTAACTAATATATTCCGTGAATCATCTAGTGTAAAAGTATTTGTTGGAGCAAGACCTTATCAGGGTGGTTCTGGTTTCTTTAATGGAAACATTCCACAAGTTCGTATTTACGATAGAATTCTAACTGCCACAGAAGTATCCCAAAACTTCAATGCTACCCGTAGTAAGTATGGTGTCTGATAAATAGATAGAGCATAATAATATTCCGAGGAACATAGGTAATGGCAAGGAAATCCATTAAGAGTAATTACTATCTCTTTGATGCTTCTGCGAGAGAAGTTGTCATCCCTGGTGGTGTTCAAAGAGAGCAGTTAATTCTTATTACCAACGTTACTAGTAACAAGGTAATCTATAACTTCTCGGATCCCGAACTAACTGCTACTACGTATAGTATTCAGACTGATATTCGTAACGTCACGACGACTAGAGTTGTCTTGGCATATGATACGACAGGTATGTCGGATACTGATAAATTACAGATCATCTATGATGATTTTGAAGAGACTGTAAAACCAGCAGAGACATACTTTGATGCTGTTAACAAGCAAAGAATGTCTCAACCCCAGTCTCAAATCGATACTGACTTTGAGTATGGTACTCAGGATACCAAGTGGGAAGCGTTGGCGATGATTAACAACAACCCATTTGCTTTTAAGTCTCAGGATGCTATTGTAATTACTGACGTTCAAGCAGTCCAAAACAGCAGAGAGATTACAGTTTCTGTAAATACTTCTCTATCTACACGTCCTTCTGCTGGCACTGCGATCTATATTCAGGACACCACATTCCCTGGTGCTAATGGTGTATTCATTATTGATTCAGTTGATAATGTTAATACAGCAGACTTTACATTCACTGCTAAGTATGAATGGACTCTAGCATCTGGTGGCATTTATGATGCTGCTAGAACAGCATTGTATTCTGGTATTCATTACACTGGATCTGATATCGGCAATACTGTTTCAGCAACTGCTGGTGCTGGATTGATGGCAGGTGCTGTTAATATCACCACAACATCAGCACATGGTCTAGAAATTGGAAATGAAATTGCCATTGTTGGATCTAATGGAAGTAACGTAAATGGTTCATGGACAGTTGCTAGAGTAGATAGTCCTACTTCTTTCTATTACTTCCCAGATGCTGCTCCTACTGGTGCTGTTAGTAGTGGTACTATCAAACTGTATCCAAGACCACAGGGCAATTCAATTCATAGAGCATTTGATGGTGGTGTGAAGTTCTCCACTAATACAAACTCTAAGAATCAACAGGCAATCAGACAGACAAAACGTTATTTCCGTTATCAGTCTGGTAAAGGTGTCTCATTCTCTACTGGTTCTATCTTAGAACCAGCAATTGAAAACCTTGATAATATTACTTCATCTGGTTCGACTGTAACTGTTATTGCTGCTGACGCACATAACGTCACACGAGATACACAAATTGATGTTCGTGGTGTAACTGATAATAATTACAATGGAGTTCACCAAGTAACAAATGTAATTGACCCATATACATTCCAATACACAGCATCTAGTGCTCCCGTTGATGCTGTAGCTTCAGGTGAATACACTGTAACTCCAGTTAATTCTTATGGAACTAGACTGGAAATTGGTATGATGGATCAACAGAATGGTATCTTCTTCCGTTGGGCAAGTGGAAACCTTAGTGTTGTTCGTAGAACATCTACCTTCCAGTTGTCTGGTAAAATTACTGTTACCAATGGAAGTACGCTAATCTCTAGTTACACTGCTGCTAATGGACAGAGCACCAAGTTTAGTAAGCAGTTGAAGCCTGGTGACTATGTTGTCATCCGTGGTTCTTCTTACCGTGTTGATGGTATCATCTCTGATACTCAAATGGTTATCTTCCCTGATTATCGTGGACCATCCGCAGGTAACGTACCTGTCACTAAGACTGTAGAAACTGAGTGGAATCAATCTGACTGGAACTTGGACCGTTGTGATGGTACTGGTAAGTCTGGTTACACGATTGACCCAACCAAGATGCAGATGTTCTATATGGACTACTCTTGGTATGGTGCTGGTTTCATCCGCTGGGGATTCCGTGCTCTGGATGGTGACGTTATCTACGCTCACAAGATTCCTAATAATAACCAGAATACTGAAGCATACATGAGATCAGGTAACCTACCTGCTCGTTATGAAGTCAATACATTACCACCATCAACAACAACTACAAAGACTCTCTCTACCTCAGACTCCACTTTATATGTGTCAGCTGCCCCTACACATTTTCCAGACTCTGGAACACTACGTATCAAGAGAACAACTGGATCAACCGCAGGTGTGCAGGAGTATGTAAACTACAGTGCTAAGAATGTATTTGTACAAGATGTTATCAATGTCAATGCTGGTAATGTTATTGAAGTAGCATCTTCTGCTGGTCTGTCTCCTGGTGGTCAGCAGACAATTAGTTTTGATACACCCTTCTCTAATATTGTAGCGAACAAACCATACTATGTTGCTGCTGTTCCATCTGCTACAACTTTCCAGATTACAGACACTCTTGGTTCATCTACTGGCATCGCACTAACACAACAGGTTGGTTCTGCTCTATCACCATTGTCTCGTGCCTCTGCTGGATCATTTGTCCTTGAAACTAGAGAGCAGGGTGGTAATATTGTTAACTTAACAATTGCTTCTGGTGAATCTACGGGAACTGTCAGTTCTTCTGTTGGTTTACAAGCAGGACAGAGAGTTATTGGCACTGGTATCCCAGCAGATACATATCTATACTCTGTATCTGGAAGCAACATTGTTTTAAGTAAAGCAGTTTATAGTGCTAACCCATCTTCGATAACATTCTCTCCAATGGGTGCTGGTTCAGCACAGACATTTACATATGATGCTACACAACCAACTAGTGTAGAGTTAATTGGAGCAACATCTGTTCCACAGATCTCACACTGGGGTTCATCTGTTATCATGGATGGTCGCTATGACGATGACCGAGCATATGTTTATACGGTTGGTTCTAGAACTGGACGAGAGGTTAATTCTGGACAAACCAAGGCACTTCTCGCTATTCGTACTGCTCCCTCTGTTGATAATGGTATCCCTGGAGAATTTGGTGCTAGAGAACTAGTTAACAGAATGCAGTTGGTTCTTAGAACTGCTGAGGTGTCTGCTAACGGACCATTCTTTGTGGAGATTCTCCTCAATCCTAACATTACAAGCTCTGTAACTTGGGAAAATGTTGGTGGTACATCACTAGCACAGTACGCAGACCTAACACAGGGTGCTTCTGTTCTTACGAACGAACTTGTGGGTGGAGAAGTTATCTACGGATTCTATGCTGACTCTGGTGTTGCTGATTATGATCTAGGACTTGTTAAAGAAATCTCTAACTCTATTCTAGGTGGTGGTGGAGATCAACTTGCTGCTACTACTCCACCAAACCCAACAGGTGTGTTCCCTGATGGACCTGAGGTTCTTGCTGTTAAGGTAACAAACATTGGTGGTGGTCGTGGTTCTAATAGGAGAGCAATTGACTTCCGTATCTCCTGGACAGAGGCACAGGCATAAATAGAGGAGCCTCATAAATTATCCTCATGGCAGAAACTCCTAATACAGAGAAGCCAAAGAAGGAAAAGTTTGATTGGGCAGATGAAGGTCTGTCTGCTTTGGTGCGTGTTGTTATTCTTTCGTGGTCCGCAGCAATTCTTACACTTAATTATGTAACTATTCCTGGTCTGCAACAGAAACAA